TCAATAAAGTTAGAGAGGGATATTTTTGAAAAACAGTTTATATTTTCATAGGGTATAGATAGTGATTTATAGAGCCCCTTAGCCCCCGGTAGTTTATCTCCTTTCGCTGCCGTATAATAAATCTATAAATCACTGCCTATACTCTATGAAAAGTGGGTATAAACTACATGAAAGGGGGTATAAACATGTGTGCAAGAAGAAAGAAGGACTCGGAAACTAATACTGAAAAACGTATAAGACCGGCTATGACACCGGAAGCAAGAGAGAATCAGCTTATAGCTTTAGCAGTTGACCTTGCTGAGAAGCAATTAATAGAAGGAACAGCATCTTCTCAAGTTATAACACACTATTTAAAACTCGGAACGACTAAAGAAAAGATCGAAAGAGAGATTCTGGAGAAACAGAAAGATCTTATAGTTGCAAAAACCGAGAATTTACAATCTGCAAAACGTATCGAAGAACTCTATACAAATGCGTTAAAAGCAATGCAAACTTATTCCGGAAGTTTAAGTATAGATGAACAGTTTGATGAGGATGAAGACTATGATTAGAACTTATGATGAGCTAATAAGATGTCAAACATTCTTACAAAGGTTTAATTATTTAAAATTAGGAGATAAAATAGGTAAAGAAACCTTTGGTTACGATAGATACCTTAATCAACGTTTCTATAAAACTCCAGAATGGAAAAAATTAAGAGATGAAATAATAATACGAGATGACGGTTGTGATTTAGGTCATCCTGATTTTCCAATATATGGTCGAATAATAATACATCATATGAATCCTTTAACTAAAGACGATATAATACATTCTACTGAGTATCTTCTAGACCCAAAATACTTGATATGCGTTTCGCATGATACTCACAATGCTATTCATTATGGTAGTTCGGATTTATTATTAATTGATGAACCTGTAATTCGAAAACCTAATGACACTTGTCCTTGGAGGTGATGTATATGGACAGTATTCTAGATACTATAAAAAAGTTATTAGGTATACAACCTGAGTATGCGTCGTTTGATGAAGATATTATAGTAGGTATCAATTCTGCATTCGCAGCTCTAAACCAAATAGGCGTTGGTCCAGTTGGAGGGTATATGATAGAAGATAATACTCAGACCTGGACCGATTATATAACAACAACTAATCTTAACATGGTTAAGTCTTATGTATATATGAAGACTAGATTACACTTTGACCCACCAGTAGGCGGTGTCTTAGAATCCTTTAATAGGCAAATTGCGGAATTGGAATGGCGTTTATATGTTGAAGGCGACCCAGAACCTGTAATTGAATTACCAAATGATGGAGGTGATAGTAATGAATAATGAGTTATACCATTTTGGTGTAAAGGGTATGCGATGGGGTGTTCGAAGAGCACCAAAACAAACTGGCGGATCTCGTGATGGCGGAGGTTCAGTTTCTAAACCTAGTTCTGGAGGAGGCAATGCCGGCGCTGGTGGTTCTAAAAAAGTTGCAAATGCAACAGTAACAAGAACTGCGAATCAACCAAAAGGTCAACCCGCACCAAAACGTTCTTCTAAACCTAGTCCAGGTGCTAAGATAAAGAATTATAATAATTCTAGAAAACAACAGAATCAACCAGAGGATCTTTCAGGTTTATCAGATAAAGAATTACGCCAAAGAATAAATAGACTTCAAATGGAAAAACAATATAGACAATTAACAGCTCAACCTGAAACATTTTCAGGCAAAAAGGTAGCTAAAGAAATATTAACTAACGCTGCGAAACAAACCCTTACTCAATACACTGCCAAATATATGGCTAAAGGTATAGATAAAGGTATAGAAAGAGCTATGGCAAGATCTGCCGCTAGGGCAGCAGCTAGAGCAGCAACAGGAGTTTAATTTTTAGATGCTATCCAATACTGCAGTGCCTAAATTCTATGGCGAATTCAGAGAAAAAGTAATACGAGGAGAGATTCCAATATGTAAAGAGATTTCGATGGAAATGAATAGGATTGATGATCTTATAGATAATCCGGGGATCTATTACGATGATAATGCAGTTGATGGTTTTGTCGAATATTGTGAAAACGAACTCACATTAACCGATGGGGCCGATTTACATTTATTGGACACATTTAAACTCTGGGCCGAACAAATATTTGGTTGGTATTACTTTGTAGATTTGTCTGTGTATGAACCGAATCCTAATGGACGAGGAGGACGTTATGTAACAAAAACCGTTAAAAAAAGATTAGTTAACAAACAATATTTAATAGTTGCCAGAGGTGCAGCCAAATCAATGTATGGTTCATGCATACAAAACTTTTTTCTTAATGTTGATACGTCCACTACGCATCAAATAACAACAGCGCCGACAATGAAACAAGCAGAAGAAATTTTATCGCCAATAAGAACTGCTATCACTCGATCCAGAGGTCCACTGTATAAATTCTTAACTGAAGGATCTATACAAAATACCACAGGAAGCAAAGCGAATAGGGTTAAATTGGCGTCGACTAAAAAAGGTGTTGAAAATTTCTTAACCGGATCGTTGCTAGAGATAAGACCAATGAGTATTAATAAATTACAGGGTCTTAGATGTAAAGTAGCAACAGTCGATGAATGGTTATCCGGTGATATTCGAGAAGATGTAATAGGTGCCATTGAACAAGGAGCATCTAAATTAGATGACTATTTAATAGTGGCTATGTCTTCGGAAGGTACTGTTAGAAATGGAGCCGGCGATACTATTAAAATGGAATTAATGGAAATTCTTAGAGGTGAATATATTAATCCTCACGTTTCTATTTGGTATTATCGTTTAGACGACATCGACGAAGTTGCAAATCCTGATATGTGGCCAAAAGCGAATCCAAACATCGGAAAAACAGTTAAGTATGAAACATATCAGTTAGATGTTGATAGAGCTGAGAAAGCTCCAGCTACCAGAAATGATATTCTAGCCAAAAGATTTGGTATACCTATGGAAGGTTATACTTATTTCTTTACTTATGAAGAAACAATACCTCATAGAAGAAAAGATTATTGGGGTATGCCATGTGCTCTAGGTGCCGATTTATCACAAGGGGATGACTTCTGTTCATTCACTTTCTTATTTCCACTTAGAGGTGAAGAATTAGGTATAAAAACAAGAAATTATATAACATCAAATACTTTGCATAAATTACCAGGAGCTATGAGAACAAAATACGAAGATTTTATAAAAGAAGGAAGCTTGTTAGTGTTAGAAGGAACAGTTCTTGATATGGATGAAGTATATGATGATTTAGATAACCATATAAATAATTGCCAATACGATGTTCGTTGTTTGGGTTATGACCCATATAATGCAAAAGAATTTGTAAATCGATGGGAATTAGAAAATGGACCGTTTGGTATTGAAAAAGTTATACAAGGTGCCAAAACAGAATCAGTACCATTAGGCGAATTAAAGAATCTTTCTGAAGAAAGACTTCTATTATTTGATGAAGAAGTTATGATGTTCGCTATGGGTAACTGTATAACATTGGAAGATACAAACGGTAATAGAAAACTTCTTAAAAAGAGAAGAGAATTTAAAATTGACCCCGTATCAGCAATGCTTGATTCATACGTTGCTTATAAGCGTAACAAAGAAGCTTTTGATTAAGGGGGTGAAACATATGAATGACGAATTATACCACTATGGAGTTAAAGGTATGAAGTGGGGGGTTAGAAAAAAGAACTATAATTCATCAACAATGGACCAAGATCGAATTATAAAGAAAGGAACAAAGTTCCAAAACATTTCGAAAAATGAATCCAGAAAGTTGAATAACAATCCGGTTTATACTTCCCATAATAAAAGTGATAATAATTTGTATAAAGGTCAGTACGCTGACCAAATTAACTTATATGGAGATAAAGCATACAAAAATACTCTGGTGTTAACGAAAGATGTTAAAGTAGCGTCTCAAAAACAAGCAGTGAATACTTTTATAGAAATGTATAACAAAGATCCGAAAGGAGTATCCGAATCAATAGGTAAAGCTTACGCCGAATTATCATCTTTTAATAAGATTTCATCGATTAGGAACTTTAAAGCTAAACGTATTGAAAAAAAATACGCTAATAAAGGCGAAGAATGGATGCAAACAAAGGGCTATGACATCTTTAATAAAACAATGATGTCCTCACAAGAAACTAAAGCTCGAATGAAATACTATGACATGCTTGGTAAAAAGGGGTATGACGCAATCATAGACACAAACGATGTTAATAATAGTGGCGCTAAAGATCCTATAATATTCATTAAACCTAACCAAAGTATGAAAAATATTAAATCCAGAGAATTGAGTATGGATGAAATAGAATTGGCAAGCGCTAGGTATAATTACGATGTAGCTCGCAAGAAGAAAGGTATAGTCGATAAGTTAACGACTAACCAATATGGGCAAGCTAAGAAAGAACTACAAAGAGTTGAAGCAAAACAGCAGATAAAAGACACATACATTCGAGAATAGGAGGTGACGTTTCAAAATGGGGTTTGGAGATAGACTAAAACATGCATGGAATGCTTTTAGAGAACCTGATAGATTGAGTGGATATTACGATGATGGTATGAGCTACGGTTATAGACCTGATAGAGTTCGTTTCACTAGAGGGAATGAACGTTGTATAGTAACATCTGTCTATAATAGGATAGCATTAGATGTATGTAGCATAAACGTTATGCATGTTAGACTAGATGAAAACGGGCGTTTTATGGATACTGTTGATTCTGGTTTAAATTATTGTCTTACTCAAGAAGCTAACATTGATCAAACAGGCAAAGCATTCTTACAAGATGTTGTTATGTCGATGTTAGATGAAGGTTGTGTTGCTATCGTTCCCGTCGATACCACACTGAATCCTAAAGTCACAGGATCATATGACATCTTAACTATGAGAACAGCTAAAATACTAGAATGGTATCCTAGTAAAGTTAGAGTTCGTTTATATAATGACCAGACCGGTATACATGAAGAAATTCTATTACCTAAAAAGAGCGTCGCTATAATCGAAAATCCTCTATACGCTGTTATGAATGAACCAAACTCAACTTTACAACGTTTAATTTATAAATTAAACTTGTTAGATGTCATGGATGAAAAGAATAGCTCTGGTAAATTAGATTTGATAATCCAATTACCTTATGTTATTAAATCTGAGGCAAGAAAAAAACAGGCTGAGAACAGACGAAAAGATATGGAACGACAATTAGAAGGTAGTAAGTATGGGATTGCTTATACTGATGGTACAGAAAGAATAACACAGTTGAATCGTCCTGCAGAAAACAACCTAATGGCGCAAGTCGAGTACCTAACGAGTATGCTATACAGCCAGTTAGGTTTGACTACCACTATAATGGATGGGACTGCTGATGATAAAACTATGCTTAACTTTTATAATCGTACCGTTGAACCTATATTGTCAGCTATAGTCGATGAAATGAGTAGAAAATTCTTAACTAAAACGGCTCGTTCTCAAAGACAAATAGTAACTTATTATCGTGATCCATTTGGATTGGTTCCTGTAAACGATATTGCTGAAATAGCCGATAAGTTTACAAGAAATGAGATCTTAACATCTAACGAAATTCGTCAGATAATAGGTATGAAACCATCTAACGATCCAGCAGCAGATGAATTACGTAATAAGAACTTATCTCAACCTAAAGAAGAATTAGAAGAAGCTCAAGCCGAAAAGGCTGAGGAACAAGTTTTAGAAGAGGAGGCTGAAGTTCAAAATGAAGTATGATTTTAGTGGTTGGGCTACCAAGAATAATCTAAAATGCTCTGATGGTAGAACTATACTTGAAAATGCATTTGCTGATCAAGACGGTAAAAAAGTACCTTTAGTATGGAACCATCAACATAATGCTGTAGATAATGTTTTAGGTCATGCAGTGTTAGAAAATAGACCTGAAGGTGTATATGCTTATTGCACATTAAACGATACACCTGCTGGAAAAAGTGCTAAATCTCTAATACACAATAAAGACATTTCCGCGTTATCTATTTATGCAAATCGTTTAAAACAAAACGGTTCTAATGTAACTCATGGGGTTATAAGAGAAGTTAGTTTAGTTTTAGCAGGGGCTAATCCAGGAGCATTCATCGATAATATAATGAGTCATAGTGCAGACGATGGTTTGGATGACGTATCAATAGATGAAGCTGTTATTTATACAGGATTAGAATTAGAATTATCTCATTCAGATGAACAAAAGGACCCAGTTCCAGAAAAGAAACCTGAAGCAGATAATAAAAAGGAGGAGTCAAAAGTGGACGATAATAAAGGCGAAAAAACTATAGGGGAAATATTCAACACCCTTACAGAAGAACAAAAAACAGTTGTGTATGCTATGATCGGCCAAGCCATGGAAGGTGGGGAAGCTGCTCATAGTGAAGAAAATGAAGAAGATGGAGGAGATGAAATTATGAAACACAATGTATTTGAAGGTACAGATAATCAAACTCAAGACAACGTTTTAACACATGCTGAAATGGAGGCTATAATAAAAGATGCTAAAAGATATGGTTCTCTTAAAGAATCTGTGTTACAACATGGTATAACACAAATAGATTATTTATTCCCAGATCACAAAACAATAAATAATGAACCTGATTTCATAAGCAGACCTATGGATTGGGTATCAAAAGTAATGGGTATGGTTGGTAAAACTCCATTCTCAAGAGTTAAAACAATCCATGCTGATATAACTGCAGATGAAGCGAGAGCTTTAGGTTACATCAAAGGTAAAAAGAAAAAAGAAGAAGTATTTACTTTACTAAAAAGAACTACAGACCCAACTACAATCTACAAAAAACAAAAACTTGATAGAGATGACGTTATAGATATAACTGATTTCGATATAGTTGCTTTCATGAAGAAAGAAATGAGAGTTATGTTAGACGAGGAAATCGCTAGAGCTATATTAATAGGGGATGGTAGATTAGCTGACTCTGACGACAAGATCAAAGAAGATAAAATAAGACCAGTTCTTACTGACGATGATCTTTATAGTATAAAGAAAGAATTAACAGTTGAAAATACTGCAACTGCAGATGAAAAAGCTAAGAACTTTATAAGAGTAGCTATAAAAGCTAGAAAAGATTATAGAGGTTCTGGAGAACCAGCATTATTCACTACTGAAGACATGCTTACTGATTTATTGTTATTAGAAGATGTTAATGGTAGAATAATCTATGATTCTGTTACTAAATTAGCTACTGCTTTAAGAGTTAGTCAAATAATAACTGTACCAGTAATGGAAGGTTGCCAAAGAACAGATAAGAATTCTAAGAAACATGATGTATTAGGCTTAATAGTTAATTTAAAAGACTATAAACTTGGTGCAGATAAAGGTGGAGCTATAAACTTATTTGATGATTTCGATATAGATTACAATGCTCAAAAATACTTAATCGAAACAAGATGCTCTGGAGCTTTAGTTAAACCTTATTCTGCTATAGTTATAGAATCTAAAGCTATAACAACTCCAGTAGGGCCATAAAAAGTAATAGGTGAAAACAAATGGCAAAATTCTGTGGAAAGATAGGATTTGAAACCACTAAGAAAACTGGCGTGGATGTTTATGAAGAATTCATAACCGAAGTTGTGTACTTTGGGGATGTTATGAAGAATCGAGGTAGAATTACAACTGGTTCTGAAATAAACAGTGATGTAAACATTTCGAATCAAATCAGTATAGTAGCAGACCCTTTTGCCAATACCCATTTCCACTCTATTAGATATGTAGAGTGGATGGGGTCAAAATGGAGAGTTACAGATGTGGAGGTTCAATACCCAAGATTAGTATTAAGTATAGGGGGTTTGTATAATGAATAGAAGAGAAGATCTTAGTACAAAACTACATTTAATACTGGGCAATGATAATGTGTATTTTCAACCACCAAAATCTCAAACTATCAAATACCCTTGTTGTATTTACCATTTAGATCGAGGGTCAACTAAACATGCTGATAATTCGAACTATTATTATGTGCAATCATATGAAGTTAAATTCATATTCAAACAACATAAAGAAGGTTTCATAAAACAAGTTTTAAATAGTCTTACTTTATGCTCTTTTGAAACTTCATATATAGCTGATGGTTTATATCATTATGTTTTTAATCTATATTATTAATAAAGGAGGAATACCATATGGCAAAGTTAGTATGGGATGAGACTGGTAAACGTTTATACGAAACAGGTGTCTCAAAAGGAGTTTTATATGTTCAAGCAGATGACGGAACATATGGAAATGGTGTAGCTTGGAATGGGTTAACAGCTGTTAATGAAAGTCCAAGTGGTGCTGAAGCAACACCATTATATGCAGATGATATTAAATATTTAGAATTAACTTCAACAGAAGAATATGGTGCTTCTATAGAAGCTTACACATATCCAGAAGAATTCGAACAATGTGATGGTTCGGCAGAACTAGGTGCAGGTGTTACAATAGGTCAACAACCTAGAAAAGCATTCGGTTTCTGTTACAGAACGTTAATAGGTAATGATGTTAAGAATAATGATTATGGTTATAAAATCCATATAGTTTATGGTGCCAAAGCAGCTCCATCTGAAAAAGCTTATCAAACTGTGAACGACAGTCCTGAAGCTATAACATTCTCATGGGAATTAACAACAACACCAGTGAATGTTGCAGGTCATAAACCAACTGCTTGTGTAACAATAGATAGTACTAAGGTCGACACTGCTAAGCTTACTTCAATAGAAGAAGCTTTATATGGAAGCGACACTAAAGAACCTAAATTATTGTTACCAGATGAAATAGCTACAATAATAACAGCAGCCTAATATTTATCTAATTAATTCATATATATTCATATAGGGTACTTTTTGAGATCACGTTTTTTGCGTGGTCTCTTATTTTTAAGGTAAAGGAGAATGATAAAATGTTAAAGAAAACTATAAAATACGTTGATTATAATGGTGTGGAAAGATGTGAGGATTTCTATTTCAATCTATCAAAAGCTGAAGTAACAGAAATGCAAGTGTCAGAAGAAGGTGGATACGATCAAATGCTACAAAGAATTGTAGATGCTCAAGATAATAAAGAGATATTCAAACATTTCAAAGCTATAATATTAAAAGCTTATGGTGTTAAATCTCAAGATGGTAAAAGATTTATAAAATCTGAAGAACTATCAGAAGAGTTCTCTCAAACAGAGGCATTTGTTGAACTAATAATGGAATTAGCGTCTAGTGAAACTGCTGCCGCAGAATTCGTTAATGGTATAATACCAAAACCGACACAACAAGTTACTCCTCTTAATAAGTAGGTGATATAAGTGTTAAAGATTTTAATTCCTGCGTTGGAAATGTATGATGAAGTAAATCAAGAATTCTTTATCTTACCAGAAAAGGAATTACAGTTAGAACACTCTTTAGTCTCAATTTCAAAATGGGAAAGTAAATGGCATAAACCATTCCTACACGATGATGAAAAGTCGTTTGACCAAATAATAGACTATATAAAATGTATGACTATAACCCAGAATGTGAAAGACGAGACATATAATAGACTTACAGGCGATAATATTAAAGCTATAAATGATTATATCGATGACCCAATGACTGCGACCACTTTCAATGACATTAATAAGAAAGGCGGACGTGAAATAATAACGTCTGAAATAATATATTATTGGATGATAACTAATAACATACCAATGGAATGTCAAAAATGGCATTTAAATCGTTTATTAACTTTAATAAAAGTTTGTACTATAAAGAACTCACCAGCTAAAAAGATGAGTAGACAAGAAATATTGAATAGAAATCGAGCTCTTAATGCCGCAAGAAAGAAAAAGTTAAATACTACTGGATAGGCGGTGAAAATATGGGTTTTAAGATTACTATACAAGGAGATCATGAGGCAACTAATAGGTTCTTGAAGAAACTCAAAGAATTTCAAATACGTAGAGTATTAGAGAAATATGGGCAAAAAGGGGTATCTGCTTTAGCGAGCGCTACCCCAGTAAGAACCGGAACAACTTCCAGATCATGGATGTACAGGATAGAAAGCAATGGAGATTCTCATACAATATACTGGACCAACACCAATGAGAACAGGGGTGTTAATATTGCGCTTATATTACAATACGGTCATGGTACAGGTAGAGGAGGTTATGTATCGGGCAGGGATTATATAAATCCTGCTATACAACCTATCTTTGATGCAATTGTTGAAGAAGCATGGAAGGAGTTGTCTAAGATATGACCACAATTGATAGAAGAATTGTACAAATGCAATTCGATAATCAGGGCTTTCAAGGAAAAGTCCAACAAACAATAAGTTCGATGAAACAACTCGGCGAATCTTTAAAAATGAAAGGCGCCGAGAACGGACTTAATTCTTTAGATAAAAGTATAAGAGGAATTGGCAAGGGGGGTCTTAGTTCTTTAGGAGCTGAAGTTGATGGAGTTGGTAATAAATTCAACGCGATGTCTATAGTAGCAGCTACCGCCCTTGCTAAAATTTCAAATGCGGCAATAGATGTCGGAACTAAGGTAGGAAAAGCTTTAACTATAGATCCAGTATTGTCAGGGTTTGAAGAATACGAACTAAAGATGGACTCTATAACAACTATACTTACTAATACAGCATCCAAAGGTTCAACTTTAGCAGACGTTAATAAAACGTTAAATGAATTAAACCAATACGCAGATAAAACAATCTATAACTTCGCAGAAATGACACGTAATATAGGTACGTTCACCGCAGCCGGAGTAGATCTTGATGTTGCTACCGATGCGATAAAAGGTATTGCGAATTTGGCGGCTGCTTCAGGTTCATCATCTCAACAAGCATCTACTGCTATGTATCAATTATCTCAAGCATTGGCAACTGGTAAAGTCAGCTTAATGGACTGGAACTCAGTTGTTAACGCTGGTATGGGTGGTGAATTATTCCAAAACGCTTTGATTAGAACATCAGAAGTTATGGGTACTCATGCTGAAGATATGATTAAGAAGTACGGAAGTTTTAGAGATAGTTTAACACAAGGAGAATGGTTAACTGGCGACGTCTTAACTGAAACTTTAAAACAATTATCCGGAGCATATACAGAAGCAGAATTAATAGAACAAGGGTATACAAAACAACAAGCAAAAGATATAGTTGATTTGGCTGAAAGAGCTACTCAAGCGGCAACACAAGTAAAAACTTTTAGTCAATTAATAGATACTGCAAAGGAAGCTTTAGGTTCTGGTTGGGCTCAATCATGGGAATATATTTTAGGTGATAGAGAGCAAGCCGCTGAATTCTTTACTTCTTTATCTGATGGTTTCTCAAGTATTATAACACCATCGGCGAATGCTAGAAATGAAATGCTTAAATTCTGGAATGAGAATGGCGGACGTCAAGACATAATTGATGGTTTGGCTAATGCATTTCAAGGTTTACAAAAAGGGTTTGGTGCTATAGGATCAGCTTGGAAAGAAGTCTTTCCTCCTATGACTGGTAAAAGATTGGTTGAAATTTCAGCTGGTTTTAAGAAGTTATCTGAAAACTTCAAAATGAGTGATGGTACTGCTGCTAAAATAAAGAACACATTTAAAGGTTTATTCTCAGCATTAAATCTAGGTAAGAATGTTGTCGGGGTATTCTTTAAAGCTCTTACTCCAGTGACTAAAATATTTACATCATTAGGCACAGTGATATTAAGTATAACAAGTGGAATAGGTAGATTCATTTCGAGTATCAATGATGCTGCGAATGCTACTAATTTTTTTGGCAAAATTTCAAACGCTATAGATGTAGTATGTAACGCAATTTCTAGTGGGTTTGATTTCGCCGGAAATGCTATATCAACATTTTTCGATTACGTTTCCAGCTTAGATTTCTCAAAAGCATTTGATTTTTTAGGTGGAATAACTAAAGATTTAGCCGGTGGATTAGGCGATATATTCTCTGCAATAGCGGGAGTAATTGGTAAAATAAATTTCAACGCTATATTCGCGGGCATAAACACTCTAATAACTGGTGGGGCATTAGCATCATTTAAAACTATAGTATCTGGTATAAAAGATTCGATAACAGGTGTCAGTGATATAACTGGAAGTATAACTGAAGGCGTTACTGGAACTTTAGATGCTCTTAAAGATACTTTATCCGCGTATCAAGAAGATATTAGTGCGGGAACATTAATGAAAATAGCGATAGCTGTAGGATTATTAGCTGCATCTTTAGCGTTAATGGGTACATTAGACAGCGCTCAACTAGAAAATTCATTAACTGGTCTTACTATGTTATTCTTAGAATTAATGGGTGCGATGGCGATTCTACTTAAAATAGTTGGAGCTGGTAAATTACCTCTTTTATTCAGTATAAACGGATTTATGATTTCTTTCGCTATAGCTTTAAATTTATTAGCAGTTGCGGTTAAGAATTTAAGTTCTTTATCATGGGAAGAATTAGCTAGAGGTTTAACTGGTGTAGCTGTATCCATGGGGCTTATGATAGGAGCGACCAAGTTGTTATCAAAAGGTTCCGTTCGTTTACCGATGACTGCGGCGGGATTATTAGTCTTAGCGGCTGCTTTGGCGGCACTTGGTGGAGCAGTAAAAATATTTGCTAGTATGGACTGGCAATCGATGGTTCAAGGTTTAGGTGGAGTAGGTCTAGCGTTACTAGAATTAGTCGCATTCACTAAACTCATGGGTAAAATGAAGATGAGTATTACAAGTGCTGCTGGTATTTTAGTATTAGCAGTTGCTCTAACAGCATTATCCATAGCTGTTAAAGAATTCGGTTCTATGGATCTTGGTTCGATGATAAAAGGTTTAGCAGGTATTGCCGGAATGTTAGCCGAAATAGTGGTATTCAATAGATTATTAGGAAGCGCTACTGGTTTATTCACTGCCGCAGCCGGTTTAACCGTCTTTGCCGTAGCAATGACACTTATGGCTGGAGCAGTTAAGCTTATGGGCTCTCAATCTTGGAGTTCTTTAGCTACTGGTTTAATTGGTTTAGCTGGAGCTTTAACCGTCATAGCCGTTGCAGTCAAAATGATCCCATCTGCAGGCCTTATAGCAACAGGCGCCGGACTAATAGTAATTGCAACCGCTTTAAACATACTTGCGGGTGCTATGAAATCTATGGGTTCTATGAACTGGGAACAATTAGGAGTTAGTTTAGCGGCCTTAGCTGGTTCATTGACTATATTAGCTGTGGCTTTACGATTAATGACCGGAGCCATTGCAGGAGCAATAGCGTTAACAGCAGTTGCTGTAGCTTTATCGTTATTAGTTCCACAATTGATATTATTAGCTCAGTGCGATATTAAAGGTTTAGCTGTTGCATTGGGATTCTTAGCTGGTACTTTCGTAATATTCGGTGTGGCAGCTTTTGCTCTATCTCCATTAATTCCAACTATGATAGCACTAGCTGGGGCATTTGCTTTACTTAGTGTTTCTTGTTTAACGTTAGCAGCAAGTGTTGCATTACTTGGTACTGGTTTAACTATGATCGCCGCAGCAGGTTCTGCAGCCGGATTCGCTTTAGTTGAAATCGTAAGACAAATCGCTTACCTATTACCAACTTTAGGCACTAAGATTGGAGAATTTTTAGTTAATCTTGGAGTGGCAATAGGTGATGGGTTCACGAAATTAATAGAGGGCGTTGGAAAAGTAATTCAAGGAATTCTTGATTTCTTAGTACAAAATATACCTCTTATCGTAGAAAAAGTTGCTACTTTAGTAACTCAAATATTAACCACTTTAGCCCAAGCTCTACCACAATTAGTAGACGCTGGTTGTAAATGTATAATAGCTTTATTAGAAGGTATAGAAAAAAATATTGAACGCCTGACTCAAGTAGCTGTAAACATAGTCATTAAATTAGTAAACGCTATAGCATCGAGAGCTGGAGATTTAATACAAGCGGGTATAAATTTAGCCGTTGCGTTAATTAATGGTTTAGCTGATGGTTTACGTAACAATGACGATAAGATATTTGACGCATTAACTAATTTAATAGATGCTATTGGTGATTTCTTAGTAAGTGCTGTAACTAGATTAGGAGGAGCATTCTTACAATTCGGTGGAGATATTATTCAGGGTCTTTTACAAGGTCTTGGTGACGCAATTAATGGCGTTGGAGACTGGTTTAGAGATTTAGCAAATCGTATTATAGAATGGTTCTGTGCTCCTTTAGGAATACATTCACCATCAACAGTGTTCTTCCAATTTGGGGTTGATATAATCCAAGGTTTAATAAAGGGTTTAGGTTCTATGCTAACTGCGCCTATTAAGTATATATCACAGATAGGACAAAAAATAATAGCCAAAGCAAAAACATTGTTTAATGGCAGTAAATTCATAACATTTGGTAAAAATATTGTTAAGGGTTTATGTGATGGTATAAAAACTTTTATTAATAATCCAGTAGCAGCATTGCAAAGTCTCGGTTCAAAAATAAAAAGTACCGCTCAAAGACTGTTTAATCTTAACACTTTAAGAACGTTTGGTAGAAACCTTATTAGTGGTTTAGGTAATGGTATAAAAGGTGCATTCGGTTTGGCGTCATCTGCTATTAGTAGTATAGGTTCTAGATTAAAAGGTACCGCTCAAAGATTGTTTAATATTAACACTTTAAGAACATTTGGTAGAAATCTTATTAGTGGTTTAGGCAACGGTATAAAAGGTGCGTTTAGTTATGTATCATCTGCTATTAGCAGTATAGGTTCTAGAGTAAAAAGTGTTGCGTCTAGATATATGAACGCTAGAACATTAGTTAGCATAGGTGGTTCATTGTTATCAGGGTTAGCATCTGGTATACGTAGTAAATTAGGAGGAGTGCTAAGCGCTGTACAAAGTGCTGCTAGCAAAGTTGTAGGTGCTGCTAAGAAAGCATTTAAAGTCAATTCTCCTTCTAAACGTTTCATCCCTATAGGCGGAAGTTTGATGGAAGGGTTAGCTAAAGGTGTGTTTAATAATACTAGATTAGCCATAAATAGTGTTAGAACTGCTGCTGATCGAACTGTTGCTACAATGAAAGCAACGCTATCAAATGCATCTAAGAAAATAACAACCTTATTAAACATGGATACACAGCCAGTAATAACTCCAGTTCTTGATCTAAGCGAAATTAAGAAAAGTAGTAAAAGTATAAACGGCTTGTTTGATAGACAATCCATCTCTCTCGCTACTAGCGGACATTTATCAGGATCTATATCAAATCTTCAAAATGGAGCTAAAATTACTAATTTAGATGTAGTAACAGCTATAAAAGATTTAGGTAAATCGTTAATGGATACACCAAAAGGAGATTCATATGTTATAGACGGTATAACTTATGATGATGGAAGTAACATAGCGACTGCCATAAAAGAAATAATAAAAACTACTAAAAGAGAAAGGAGGGTATAATAATGGCGACTAAAACTTATACCGTGAAAAAAGGAGATACATTATCTAAGATAGCAAAAGAAACTGGCATGACAGTGTTAATGCTAAAAACACTAAACAAACTATATTCAGATAAGTTATTCGTTGGTCAAGTATTGAGATTGGCTGGGGTAACAAGTGATGAAACAAAGAAAAGTTCGAAAAAAATAAAAAGTACTGTGCGCCCAACTATAATGGAATGGGGCGTACAATCAGACACAGATAATACGATGTTCGCGACTTGGGATTGGGACAGAGATAATGTCGATCACTATGAATGCCAATGGTATTACGATACAGGAGATGATGTATGGTTTAAAGGTAGTTTCACAGATGAAACCATAAAACAATCAACATATAACGTACCTGCAAATGCTAAAAAAGTTCGTTTTAGGGTTAAACCAATATCTAAAACTTACGAGAAAAAATCAACGTCTAAGAAAAACGGCAAAAAGACAACAACCACAAAAACCGTACATTATTGGTCTGCTGAATGGTCTAATTATAAGTATCATTACATTCAAGAAGACCCTCCTGAAAAACCAGCAACCCCTTCTGTTGAAGTTGAGAATTATAGATTAACGTTTAGACTTGACAATATAGCTGCCGGAATAGATCAAATACAATTCCAAGTTGTTAAAGATGATGAATCTACATTCGCTACTTGGAAAGTAACAGTAAAGAAATCAAGTGCGAGTCATAGTATAAATATATCACCAGGCCATAAGTATAAAGTAAAAGCTAGAGCTTACAAAGACGGTCGTAAATCAGACTGGTCAGAGTATTCAAGTTCTGTATACACAAAACCAGATAATGTCGCTGGTATTTATGCAATAAAAGCTACTTCAAGTACTTCTGTATTATTAGTTTGGGAAGCTGAGAGAACAGCTGTTTCATATGATATTAGATATGCAACTAAGAAAGAATATTTACAATATATGGAATCGTCTGAAATAAAAACAATAACTGGAATAAATAAAGTTCAGTATGAAATAACAGGGTTAGAATCTGGTAAGGAATATTTTTTCCAAGTTAGGGCAACAAACGATAAAGGAAGTTCTGAGTGGACTCAAATAAGTTCTATAATTATAGGAAAAGTTCCATCTGCTCCTAGTACTTGGTCGTCTACTTCTGTTGCTGTAGTCGGAGAAGTATTAGTTTTACATTGGGTACACAATACTCAAGATAATTCAGATTTGAAAAAATCCATGCTAGAGATAACATATAATAACACTACAACACCACACGAGATAATACACACTCCTAAAACTACTGATGGTGAAGCGGATTTAGAAGAAGAATATTCTATAGATACAAGTGGCTACACAGCGGGTGCTAAAATTTCTTGGCGTGTTAAAACTGCTGGTATAACTGGCGTTTATGGCGAATGGTCTACAGAACGTTCAATAGAAATTTACGCGAAGCCGACATTAGCATTGACGTTAACTAATTCTAATGGTGATGTTATAGATACGGTTTCCGGATTTCCTTTTTATATAAAAGCTTTATCAGGACCAAACACACAAACTCCTCTCGGTTATTATGTTACGGTTACTTCTGATTACACATATGAAACCGTTGACTCGTTAGGAAATTTCAAAATGGTGTCTGAAGGTGAAGAGATATTCTCTAAATATTATAATACTTCCGAACATTTGTTGGTTGAATTATCTGCTAATAATATCGATTTGGAAGGTGATATATCATACACAGTAAATGTTGTAGTAGCTATGAATTCGGGATTAACTGGAGAAGCAACTACACAGTTTGATGTAATTTGGGATGACAATCTTATATATCCTAGCGCTGAAATCATGGTAGATGAAGACGCTATAGTAGCTTATGTCCGTCCATATTGTGAAGTAAAAACCATTGACTACTATGAAGTAACTAAAGTCAATGAAACAACGTATACAAAGACTATGAATAAGATTTCCCCAGTATATGGAGTTTCTGTAGATAACGTCTTAACTGATACCGAGGATGTAGTATATAAAACAAACAACAACACGTTCTTTACTATGGCTGTTTCTGATGTAGGTGAATTGGTTGAAGGAGTGACATTATCCGTATACAGAAGAGATTACGATGGACGTTATACATTAATAGCAGACAACATCGATAATACTAAAGGAGTATATATTATTGATCCTCACCCGGCATTAGATTTCGCTCGTTATAGAGTAATAGCAAAACTAATTTCAAATGGGTCTATAGGATTCGCAGATCAAGAAGAAGTTGTTGGCGAAACTTCAATAGTGATTCAATGGGGTGAAAATTGGACATCATTGAGAGCAGATGTTGACGAAGATATAAACATACCTTGGTCTGGGAACTTCCTCAAATTACCATATAATGTAGATGTATCAGAAGATACGTCAGTTGATGTTTCATTAATAGAATATATAGGAAGACAAGAACCAGTTAGTTATTATGGGACTCAATTAGGTGTTGGCGGAACATGGAATACTGATATACCAAAAGATGACACTGATACTATAGATTTATTACGTAAACTATCTATTTATACCGGGGATGTTTATGTTAGAGAACCATCTGGTGTTGGATACTGGGCGAATATTAATGTTTCGTTTAGTAGAAAACATAAAGAGATGGTAATACCGGTAACATTAACTGTAAAAAGAGTGAATGGAGGTGTATAATTTGGATTGGAATAGTAGTATGATTCAGACATTTGAATACTATAAAGTGGATCCAACAACATGGAAAGACATTAAGAAAATCGATGAAGTTATTAGCAGTACGATTACAAGAGATTCAACTGCGGAAACGCTTGGGTCTGCTACTTTTGAAATAACATCTCCGGTCGGAGAGTGCTATATAAGAGTGTATTTAGTAACAATTCAAAATGAAGTAAGAACTCGTTACCCTCTTGGGACTTTTCTAGTCCAAACTCCATCTTCTAACTTTGATGGAAAGATATCAAAAGTATCTTTAGACGCATATACTGCATTATTAGAGTTAAAAGAAAATCCACCTCCACTTGGTTACTATATACCTAAGAATTCAAATGTCATTGAAGAAACTTGTAAACTTATATCTATACATTGCAGGGCCCCAGTCACTAAGACTAGGGACCCTCAAACTTTATATTTCGATTTTGTAGCTAATACCGATGACACTTGGCTTAGTTTTGTAAACGATTTAGTTTCAAACGCAGATTATAAGTTAGCACTTGATGACGATGGGTCAATAATTTTTAATCGTGATCGAGATGTTACAACTATGCAACCTGTTTGGTCGTATAACGACGATAATTCGTCTATTCTTTATCCTGAAATCCAAGTTGATAGAGATTTGTATGGAATACCAAACGTCGTTGAAGTTATTTGCGCTAATGGAACCGAATATTATTATAGCAGAGTTACAAATGATGATGAAAATTCACCAACTTCTACCGTTAATAGAGGTAGAGAGATAACTCATAGAGTTGAAAACCCAGAGATGGTTGGTTCACCAAATCAAGAAAGAATCGATGAGTATGCTAAAAAACTATTAAGAAACTTATCGTCTCTGGAATATACAATTTCTTATACACATGGATATTGTCCAGTTCGTTTAGGTGATTGTGTTGAAATAAATTATAAACGTGCAGGTTTGAAACGAATAAAAGCAAAAGTAATAAGTCAATCTATAAAATGCGAACCCGGTTGTCCTGTTACCGAAAAAGCTGTTTTTACTGACACGTTATGGGAGGGATGATAGATGTACACAGCAGAGTTATTATCAGAGTTGGTTAAAGCTACCAGTGATGAACATCCCAAACGAAAAAAGAAAGACACTAATTTATATGGTACGGTAGTTTTATATGATAATAAAACATACGTAAAGATAGACGGGTCTGATATGCTTACACCAGTGTTCACAACTTCTGAAATGAATGCAGGCGATAGAGTAGTGTTAAAAATAACAGACCACAATGCCACTGTGACAGGAAACATTACGAATCCATCTACCAGTGGTAAAGGGATAGATGATAGAATACTTCAAGTAGAAAGTAATTTCGAACAGAAGCTTGACGGATTCAAAATGGAAGTAACTGGTTCATTTGTAACTAACGATAATCTAAAGGCTACAAAACAAGAATTAACAGAGCTTGCTGATAGTAAAATAGCAGAAGCGGATAAAGCATTACGTAGCGATTTCACAAATTTAGAAAATCGAATAGAAAAAAGTCAAACCACATTCGAACAGGATTTTAATTCGTTTAAAACTACAGTGGCCGGAACTTATCTTACTAAGAAAGAATTTGAAGATTCAGATGTCGGTAATCTAGCATCTAGTGTTACTCGTTTGGAACAAGACTTAACCGGATTTAAAACAACAGTATCTGGAACATATGTTACTAACGACACTTATAATTCAGACAATAAAACATTTAGGGACCAAATAACCGGTATAAACGATAATATAACCGCATTCGATCAATCAATAACCGACTTATATGGAAAATCTGACGATTTAACAACTGATATAAATGGTGTGAATACCAAGATTGGAAATATGCAAACTACAATAAGTGGGCATACAACTTCTATAGGTTCTCTACAACAAACAGTTACTCGATTCGAACAAGATTTAACAGGGTTTAAAACAACAGTAGCTGGAACATACCTTACTAAGAAAGAATTTGAAGATTCAGATATCGGTTCTTTATCCGCCAGTATGTCAAGACTAGAACAAGACCTTACTGGCTTTAAAACTACAGTTGCTGGAACTTATGTAACTAACGATACCCATCAAGCTGATATAACTAATTTAAATACAGATATAGCAGACCTTAACACAAATTTTACTAACGCGAAAAAAGATATAGCCACTAACAAAACTAATATCGGAACATTACAAACATCATTCACTACTTTAGAACAAGATTTAACAGGTTTTAGAAGTACAGTAGCATCTACTTATGTAACACAAGAAAACTATAATAACACAAACGATACATTCGCGTCAGCAATAAACAGCAACTCTAGTGGTATTGCAAGTATTACAAGTAGAGTGAGTCAAGTTGAACAAACTGCTGATAAGATCAGTTTTATAGTCGCATCCGGAGATTCTTCATCTTCTATGGTGTTAACTGATGATTTCTATTCATTAGTTTCTAATAATATAAAGTTAACAGCTGACAAGATTACAGTTGAAGGTCTTACTAGTATAAATGAAAACTTCAAAATACTATTAGATGGTACTTGTGAAGTAACTGATTTAGTCGTAACTAATAGTATATCAGTTGGCAATATAATTGCAGAAGGTGCTAACATACCATGGATAACTCAATCTATAACAAGAGACATGCAAATCTATATAGATGCTAATCATGTATATGATGACGATGAATATACAATAGAAACCGAAGATACATTTGCGTCATTCGCAGACTTTATATCTGTGTGCCCTAGAAACCTTAATGGATATCAAATAACAATTGACATGGTGACTAATATAACAGAGAACGCGTCTCTATACAGTTTAAACAATGGTACAATTCTTATAAACATGAAGGGCCATTCGTTAAAAGGTTATATTTATGGTAACAAGAGAACTTGCAGATATTTGATATACGGTAATGATTCCGAAAACGTTGGTGGTTCAGTCAGAGGTAAAATAATACCAGGGGCAGTTGGGTATCTATATTCTGGTTATCGATACGCAGTAATGTGTCAAAGAGGTTGGCTTGGTTTATACGATGTCGACTTATACGCAGGTACCGATTCTGCCAATCCATCAAAATGCGTAATGCTCATATTTGGGGCTGATGGTTATTTATCAAATATTAGGGCTGTTAATGACCCTAATAGTTTAGTACGTTTACAAGCGTCATCACATGTTTATATTTCTAGTAGTTCAGGGAACACAACAAGTACAACATTCCAAAGTGTATCCGGTTCCATAATGCAAATCAATCCTGGAACTCATGCCGGACGTAGCGGAGGAACTGCTCAGAAGTACACTGCTAACAATGGTCTAATATTTGATGAAGGTGTTACTTATAAAGGTTCTAGTATATCTGACAGTGGAAACACAAACGATAACACGGATACAACTGAAAACAGAGCATCTGTAATAAACTCAGACTACGGTGATAGTTATAGAACTACTAAATATAATAACTGGAAGAAAGACAACACGGTAAGACAAGGTCAATACGGTTATGGTATGAATAAAGGTTGTTGGTTCTTTGGCAATGATTTATACGAAGTTCTTAGAAATGCAAAATCTATAGAATCAATTAAAATTATTATAAGACGTCAAGCCGGAGGTGTATATGCGGCAGTAACTCACCGTTTAAGAGCACACACTTATAGAATGAGACCAAGTGGTGAACCGTCATATTTGTCAACAAGTGTTTTCAGTAAAACTTTCTCCCTAGCAACAGGATCGAGTACTACAATCACTCTAACATCATCTGAGATATCAGCTTTGAAATCCAATGGAGCCAGAGGATTTGGATTGTATACTACAAGTACAAGTACAAGTGATTACTCTGTATGTAGTGGTAAATGTACAATAAAAATAAAATACAAAGAGTAGAGAGGAGAACTACAATGGAAATAGATGTTAATATAATTTTAAATGAATACAAGAAAGAGTTATACCGACTTCAAAATGAGAATATTTCTTTAAGAAGTCAAGTGATACAATTAGGCAGGGATTTAGAAGATGCTCGTAAAGAAATAGAAAGACTTGAATCTTCAGCGCCTGTTTCAATTAAAGAGGTGGTAAATAATGATTTACACAGCGTGCAAGGTGACGGTGAAAAATAGCACTGCTACTGCCGATCACGTAATAATTGTCTATAGTGGAGATAAAAATATTGAAGTGCAATTCGAAATCCTCGAATCTTCTTATAGACAATACAAACTAGAAGGTGGAAACACGATATTAAACTTAGGTGCCAGCTACGGTCAATTAGTGATATTAGGCCCTAAGGGTCTTCCTATATTCTCTGATGTCACACCGACTGAAGATGGCAAAGTTATATTTACCATTCCAGGTGAAATGACCGATGAGGAAACAGAATTAGGTTCGTATACGTACCAAATACGTTTATTTGACGACCCGAAAACAAGTAGAGTCACTTTACCTCCTATTGAGAATGGAATAGAGATTAAACAACCTATAGCGGTTGAAAGTTAGGAGTTGATGATATGATCTATACAAATGTTGATATGACGATAGCTAATGATAAATCAACCGTAAATAGTAAAGTCGTATTATATAGAGGCGATAAAAACGTTGAAATACGACTTTATATGAAAGGTAATCGTTTCGTTGTACAACAAAACATGTATGCACAATTGATAATCGTTAGACCTTCTGCGCCGTCTGTATTCTCAGAAATAGCTAAGATAAATAACGACACTGTGATATTAACTGTCACTGGTGATATGATAGACGAATTTAAAGAAACAGGAGAGTACAGTTTCCAAATACGTTTGTATGATGATAACCAAGTAGCAAGAGTAACTCTTCCACCAGTTCAAAATGGGATCGTGATAAAAAATCCCATTGCTATTGAAAATGAATCGATTGTTGAATTGGCTCTTGTCGAATCTGCTGTTGTATATGCAGACTTATCTGAAGAGATTACTGACATTTTTGACGAAGAAAAAGTATATATAATGACAGATTGGCAACCTGGAGATGTTATAACAGCCGCTAGGCTTAATAAAATAGAAGAAGGTTTATATTATGTTTCTAAAAACGGGGGCGGTGGTGGCGGTGGTGCCACTGCTCCTTATATCTCTACAACTTTACCAGAAACAGTATTAGTTAATACAGGTGATGATCTAAGCTTAGATATTGATTTCAATTCACCAAACCCGGGTAGAGGTACGTTAAGAGTATTTATTAACAATGTTGATACTATTAATACTAAAGTAATGATGGGACAAACAACTACAATAGTTCCACACACAGCTTTCACTAGAGGTTCAAATCAAATAACAGTTTACGTAATAGATAGAGTTGGTGTTATTTCAAACACTTTAACTTTCTATGTAAGATATGGAGGATTAGAATTAGAAACTGATTTCGATCCTGAGACTGCTTATGATGTGGGCGCTAATATTCGTTTCTATTTCACACCAACAGCGTTAGACACATCTAAACCTTTAACTATGTATATGGAAATAGACGGCGCAATCCAAGAGGGGGTTTCTTGTACAAGTGATACAAGAGGTTTCTTCACATTCCCAAATACATTAACAGCTGGTAGATATTCTTGTAAAGCTTGGATATCTGATGGCGAAAAGACATCTACGCCATTAGAATTCACTTATGTTTTATTGGACGATACGGCATTGGTAATCACTTCATACGAGAAAACACTTACTGCCGAAGAAGGAGCTCAACTTTCATTTGCATATAAAGTTTATAAAAAGAACACTGTGTTGTTTAATACTGAGATATATGTTAATAACGGTTTATATGCAACGGGTTCTTGTGGGTTTGAGAAGAGTTATTTTGTTACTGACCAATTACCAGAGGGAACTCATACGGTCAAAATAGTAGCTAAAACTCCGGATGGAGCATTCAGTGATGACGTCTCTTGGTCTGTAACTATAACCCCATCAACTTATCAAATGCTGCAACCAATAAAAACTGGGGCGGTATTTATTGCATCTGCTAAGAATAAATCTAATACCGATGAAGATAAAAACTCTTGGATTGGTACAAACCAAGATAATGAACAAATACCATGTATAATGAACAACTTTGCTTATAATAGTGAAAATGGATGGGGTAACAATGAATTGGTTATATCTGGTCAATCGCATGTTGTCGTTCCTATTTCTCCACTTTCAAATAATGCTAAATACGGATTTACTTTAGACATTGAATTCTCTACAAAACATATAGGAGTAGAGAACGCTGAAGTATTAACTTTATGGGACGATACTAAAAACTGCGGAATCAAAATAACTACTGATGAAGTAATTATGAGATCTGCAGTTGGAAATGAACTACGTTTATTCTTCTCTGAAGACGAAATAATATCTGCAATGTTTGAAATTGATAGAAACGAAAAGACTGCTAAAATATTCTTAAATGGTGTTATGTGTAAATGTATGCCATTAAATGATTATGTAGCTAGTGGGGTTTCATATCTTGAAGACTTCTCAACTGACAGTTTTGTATATTTAGGTGGTAAAGATACGAATGGTTGGTGTAAGATAAAGAATCTTAGAATTTACGAAGTTTGTTTAAGTACTGCAGAATCTTTAAATAACTTTATATGCAATATAACTGAAAAACAAGCTCAAAGGGATAAAGTTAAATTTCAAAATGGAGAACATTTACCAACTTTAACTGTCTATGGTGACTTTTCAGGTTTGGGTAAAAACGATAAAAAACCTTGTGATGCTATATTTACTTCGACTGATGTTACTAAGTATGGAGAAAGTTGGAAACTTGATGGTAAGTATTCTATGTTGCAATATCAAGGAACATCATCAATGCAATACCCAATTAAGAATTACAGACTTAACCCTAGAGATGCTAATGGTAAACGTAAACTTGATCCGTTTAACCATGGTATAGGAGAAACGAGATTTACACTTAAAGCAGACTTTGCATCTTCAGGACACTGGCAAAATACGGGATTGGCTAAATGGATTAATGATCATTTATATAATTATAATGTAAACGATCAAAAATCTATGAATCCTAAGAAATGGTTCGATCTTCAAAATGGAGGAAAATTAACTGATACTAGAGAAACTATAGATGGTTATATATGCAGATTGATATTGGTTAATGATGGTGAGACTCCTTTGATGGAAGGTCAAGAAGAACCAGAACCAGGTAATACAAAAGACATGGGAGTATTTAACTTTAATAACGATAAATCAAATGTCAAAACATTGGGGTTCGATTCTACTAACTTCCCATTCTGTGCATCATTTGAAGTTGCGTCAAACTCTGATACAAGTGCAGGTGCATTTATGGCTTTTGACCCTACAAAACACGGAGTTGGTGAGGCTGCAGAATTGGCTTATTACAAAGAATCATTTGAATTAAGATATCCAGACGAAGACGACGTTGGTCCTGAATATGGTTTCTTAGGAATGAATGGTGATGCTAATAAAGGTATAAGAAGATGGGTTAACTTCGCTGATAAATCTACGGATGAAGAATTCGTAGCTAATTTCGAACAATATTTCAATAAACAGTATACGTTCCGTTATTATATTTTAGTAATGGTTCTAGGGATGGTTGATAACCTAGGTAAAAATATGATGCTTGATACTTGGGACGGCGAAATAGCATATCCACGTTTCTATGATATGGATACAATATGTTCATTCGATAACTCTGGGGTTATCAAGTTTGATACTGATATTGAAATGGAACAAGGGTATTGGAATACTTCTAGTTCAAGATTATGGACTCGTATAAGAGATTTATTCCATGATGAATTGATAGTACTTTACAACGATATGCGTAAAAATGGTCTAAGTTACGAATCTTTAATGTCATATTTCTATGATGAACAAATCGCGATGATACCTGAGAAATATTACAACATGGATTACGATGTTAAATATGGCCCATATGCAGATGAATATGCGAATAAAGCAAACGGTTCTTCTTATGAACATTTGAAAAGATGGTTAAAGAGAAGAATAATGTTCACTGATACTTTATTTGATTATGCTCCTGCATATACAAATGATGCATTAACAATAAGAGCAAATACAACTGAACTTATGACACTTGAGATAGAAACGTATGTACCAGTTTATCAACATTTATCTTGGTATAACAACCAAATGGATAAAAAGAAAATAAACGGTAAAACCGCGGTCACATTTACAGGTAAAGCTCAAGCAGCTACAGACCAGGAAGTATTTATATATGGTGGAAGTAATATTAAACGTATAAGAGGTTTAAGTTCAATGAATCCGGACTCAATGCTTATAGGTAATGCTGATCGTTTGATGGAACTTGAATGTAAGAACGCAACTATATTATCAGATATAAACTCAAACAAAGCAAACTTATCTGCAAATAGATATTTAACTAAAGTAGACTTGAGCGGATGTACTGCTTTAGGCGGAACGTTAAGACTTAACAATTCACCTTTAATACAAGAGATTAATATACAAGGTACAGCTATTGATAATCTACTATTATCTACTTCGTTACGTAACCTTAGAGTATTAAAATTACCGGATGCTATAAAAACGTTAGTCTTTGAAAATCTTAGTGTATTAGAGGTACTGGAAGTTGCTGGATCACCTGTAATAGAACAATTATCTTTGACTAACTGTCCGAATGTAGATTTCACTATATTTACAGCGTTGAAGAAGATAAACAGTTTATATTTGAATAACTCGCTAGTTGAGGCTGACGTCTTAACTTTAAACGACGTTCCTAATATTGAACTAATTAATATGCCAAAATTATATTCTTTAAATTTATCACCTAATGATGAATATGAAGACATCACAATCGTTGAAATGCAAACAAAACCAAATATAACTATTAAATCATCAAGTTGTATTAACTTCCAAAAAATACAGGTTACAGCACCTCAAAGAGTATCATATATGCCGGATGACGACGGTGTGATACAACCATATAAAGTGTTTGCAGCTAACACATTTGATATTTCTCAAACTGGTATTAGAGAATTAGATCTTTTATGTACTAGTGATATTTATAATCTTAAAGTTCCTACTACATTGGAATGCTTTATATGTGACTCTGCATATGATTTAAAACAAAGTGTTATCACAGACGGGGCATTTAATAAAATACACAACGATTTAATCAAACCTTATACTGAGGAGTTTAATGAAAATGTATATAATGGGTATAATCAAGTAACAGAAATTGTGAAAACTTCAAGACAAGACAAGCTCGTTTATGATTTAAAGTATAATACTGATTATATAGCAATAAAACCAAATAGTGTTTATACAATAACATCAAATAAAGATGTTGGCTGGTTAAGTATTGTAGGTTTTGACAAAACTAAAAAAGTAAAAACAAATATATATAAAGCAACAGAAACGAGTGATAATAAAGCAACTAGTTTGACCATTCCAAATGATATTCATTTTATTATGTTTGGGGCAATAAGTCAATATGATTTAACATTAAATTATAGTAAACCACAAACTCCAAACATAGTTCCAACAGCAGCAAATGGTTCTATCATATGCAATATGTGGAGCAACAACACAAATCAACCAACATCTACAAGCCCATATATTTGGGACTTAAAAGGATTAGTTCTTGAAGATTTCTTCACTTATGGGGTTAACAATAAAGTAAATTGTGAGGTAGAAAAAATAGGTATAGATAAAATGTATGGGTTGTATAGAGGAACTGCGAATACTTCTTTGGGAAATACTTATACACCTGAGATTGCAACAGCAGGAACACAAACTTTGATATCGCCTATTAGAGTTAACAATGGTGACACTATTGTTGTGAATAGTCAAAGTAAAAATTCACGTTTCAAATATGCAATAGTAGATGAAAATAATAAGGTGCTTAAAGTTAGAGAATCTGGTTATACAAATATTAATAATAGTATTAATATAGATATAGAAAATGCCAATAAAATAATTATAGATTTTTTAAATGGAGAAGAAATAGGGACCGAATTAAAAGTTGTTATAAATAATATTTTATACAATGTAGAAATAATTAGCGATCAAACTAAAATATTAAATGATGTTATAGATTTATCTAAATATTATACCAGATTAAATAATTCATCTTCAATAACAATGCCAAAACGTATCTCAGACTATAAAGTACGTATGATAAATGCTAATATCAAACCTGACAGATATCCAACAATGTTCTACCCTAAATTCATAGATACAGTTCTACCAATAACAGGTAAAGTTGATTACACAACATATACAGGTGAATCTTTAGCATGGGCATTTGCTTATACCACAAACGATGTAACTAGATTACCGATGCCGTCTAATAAAATGTGGACGATAAATAATGAATACAATAAATTATACGGAACTGATTACGTAGACGTAATAGATGTATGGGCTTATAAAAACGATGATTTCTCAAACAGAACAGAAAATCCTAACATTACCAAAGCATATATCGAATTGACAAGTTCTAACTACCAAACTCGTATTGATGAAGTTCTACAATGGTATCCTAACTGTACAGAATTACACATATTTGACAATAATGATATTACGAGTTTAACTAATTTTATAGGCAGTGGAGTTGATGGTAAACCATATAATAATACGTACGCTAGTTCGCAAATTAAAAAAATATATTTCATGGAAGGATATTTCAACAAATTAACTAATCTGTCATGGGCTTTTAGAACTTGTAAAGTAGAGGAAGTCTATGATATTCCGAATTCAGTAATAGATATGAGCGGTTTTGCTAGCTACGGCACTCCAATAAAATATATATCGAATTTCCCTACATCAGTTGAAATATTATCGCAAACATTTAAAAGTGCTCATTCATTAGTATCAACACCAGAATTACCATCAACAGTTAAAGATATGTATGAAACATTTTATGACTGTAATAATTTAAATTGTCAATTCGATCTATCGCGTTTATCTAATTTGAATGAAAACAGTTTAAAAGAAACTTGGCGTGAATGCACTTCGTTAACATATACACCAATACTTCCGTCTAATTATAAAGGAGCGTTAGTGCAAACTTTCCAAGCAACTAAAATAACAACTGCACCTATATTACCAGATGGAGTTACGGACCTAAGAAAGGCTTTTGAAAATTGTAAACAATTAACAACTGTCGGTAATATACCATCTAATTGCAATGTTTTTAGTAGCACATTCAATTATTGTTCGAATTTAGTATCTGTCCCAGAAACAGGTTGGAATGGTAATATGAATAGCGCTTTTAATGGATGCGTTAAACTAAATCAAAAAATAGTTATAAGTTCTTTAGGCGAAGACGTACAAAATGGAAATTATATATTTAATGGATGTACTTCATTATCAATAACTCCTGTGTTACCAGATAGTTATAATGGCCAATTAGTACAAACATTCGCGGGAACTGCTTTAACTACTCCTGCGAAAATACCTAATAATGTTACCAATATAAATGGATGTTATAAAGAATGTAGCAAGTTAACAGAAGTAACAATACCTTTAACCAATCTAATAAATTATGATACAACATTAACTGGATGTACTTCATTAACAACTATAAATTGGGAAGGACAAAGAACTTCAGACTTCAATTTAATAACTTTAGGAGCTCCTTCTTACAGTAAACCGTCAATAATAAATTTAGCAAATGAACATTTAGCTACCGTGGAAAGCGCGACATTAACGTTATCCGAATCTTGTAGTGATTATTTATCAGTATTCGAGATATTTTCATTGAGTGAAAGAGGTTGGAATGTAGTAGGTGCGGCGTCAAGCGGCGGTGGATTCAAAATAGTTAAAAAAGAAGAAGACACTAGTACTTTCACTACTGACGATACAGTTACAATGGCTTTAATAGAGTTAACGCAAGCCAATTATAAAACTAGGGTATATGAAGTGCTTAAATGGTACCCAAACTGTAACGAAATATGCTTGTATGATGATAACAGTGTTACTAGCTTAGAAGGAATGTTTGATAGTACCAATAAAAATGTAAGTTCTCAAATAACGAAGATATCAACACTTTCCGGTTATTTGACTAAAGTGACAAATATGTTTAATATGTTTTATAATTGTAAGTTTCCTTCTCTAGATTTATCAAGTTTTGACACACGTAATGTAACAAATATGAAACAAATGTTCCAATATTGTGATGCACTAACATCTCTAGATTTATCAGGTTTTAATACTAGTAATGTTACTGATATGAGTAATATGTTTGACAGTTGTAGTGCACTAACATCTTTAGACTTATCTAACTTTAATACTAGTAAAGTTACAAATATGAAACAAATGTTTGAGTATAGCAGATCTTTAACAACTCTAGATTTATCAAATTTCGATACTAGTAATGTTACCGATATGAGTGACATGTTTTATTATTGCCGTGGTCTAACGTCTTTAAACCTATCTAGTTTTAATACTAGTAAAGTTACTGATATGTCCCAAATGTTTGAAAATTGTAATAAATTAACATCTTTAGATCTATCCCATTTTAATACTAGTAAAGTTACTGATATGCAGTCCATGTTTAGAGATTGTACTAAATTAACATCGTTAAATGTAATAAACTTTGACGTTAGTAACGTTACAGTACTAAATGCCATGTTTAGCGGCTGTAGTAGTATAACAACTTTAAACCTATCCAGTTTTATTACTAGTAATGTTACAACTATGGCGGTCATGTTTGGAGATTGTAGTAATCTAACGTCTTTAGATATATCTAATTTTAATACTAGTAAAGTTACTGATATGCGCCAAATGTTTAGTAGTTGTAAAAAATTAACATCTCTAAATTTATCAAGTTTCGATACCAGTAAAGTTAGAGATATGGGCAATATGTTTTATGAATGTAGTAGTTTAACGACTTTAGACTTATCCAATTTTAATACTAGTAGTGTTACAACCATGAGGGCTATGTTCGCTTATTGTTCATCCTTAACGTCTTTAGATCTAACTAATTTTAATACTAGTAATGTTACCGATATGCAAAGCATGTTCAGTTCATGCAGCAATTTAACATCTCTAAATTTATCCAGCTTTAATACTAGTAA